TCTATAAACTGACCACCAAATTCACCGGTTACCAAGTTTACACTGTTTGCTAACCTGTTGAAAAACAAACGCAAAATATTATTTAGGTCATCTAAATATCTTCGCAGTGTAGTTCCCGTTGGCGGTATGGGTAGGGCAGGATTCTCTACCTTACTTACGAGGCGCTTAGCCACTAGCCTCTCCTACCGTCAGGCCGCATATCCATCCTAGGTGCGCCCAGTTTCCACGTTACTCCTAGCTCTGTAGACTCAATCTTGATCGACATCTGCCGACCCCGTACCCGTGTAAATACCTGCCCTGTAAACTCTTCTACAGGAAATACTGCTGTTCTGGTAACCGTTGCGCTGCTGTTACCCCCGACCGACGCTGGGTTATACCGTCCAGAACCTGAGTTTTCCAAGGGATTCAGAGTCATGGTAGCCGCAGGAGAATCTGCTGTAGAGCCGTCAAACGTCATATCAGGCAACATGCGGTTAATCAGCATAAACCGGTCGCCATCGTCCAGATCGAACTGTGCTGAGGTAATATTTGCTGTAAATGCTGTAGGCGTGCCGGTCTCGTTATCATCCACACCTTTCTCGTGGTTAACCAGTTTGTTACCAAAAGTAGCAGCTATAGGAAAATCACGTAAATCAGCATCAAGCCACGCTGAGCGAGACAAATTACCGTAGTACCAGACGTTTTCGACGTAGTTATACACCACATACCGATCATTCTGTGTAGCCCCAGCAGAGCAGTAGAACCACCATATCTCATCAAACTGCTCGTTAGAACCACAGACTACCTGATCTGCTTGGCCTTGGTTAAAGTCATCAAATATATAGCTACGCACGTCACAAGGTAGTGTTTTAACCGTACCATCATAGTAGTAGAACGTGTTCAGACCCATCCAATAAGCAATATTGTTTGAGTACACAGCCGCATTCGGGCCGGCTATGGTGATGTTTGAGCCTAGAAGCTGCGCCCCCCATACCTCTGGAGCACCCAGATATTGTAGGCCGTACAGGGCTGCATCTGACCAGACTAATATTTCCTGTCGTGCTTGGATAGCATCAACGATTTCTGTACCGTCTGATAGCCGTAAACTACCTGCTTGGTTAGTCGCGGCAGGTGTCCAATTAGTTACATCTTCTTGGTCTGACCAACGAATTAACATAGGGTCAAGCGTAGAACTACCTATGTCATTAGCCCCAAAACAGAACGCAAAGCGGAATATATCTGATACAAACGCTAAATTTACTGTAGTAGGTACATCAGACGCTCCACCTAAAGAACTGACGTATACGCCCCGTGTACCGACCCCAGAGCTTGCATCCCAGTACAGTGGTGCCCCACCACGGTGGGCAAAGAACAAGTCCTCACCAAAGTTGGATTGACTCCAGATACGCATAGGAGCCAGTGTTGTACCACCTGTACCCCACGTTCCAGACCCCCAACGCCCCGCACCCCAACCGGAAAACGGCACTTCAATCTCATTACCTGTATTGATCTGGTAGGCACCTACGACAGAAGCTCCACCGTTGCCTGTATCTGATGCGTTAGCCAGAACCTCGTTGCCGCTAGTGTCCTTGGCCTCAATTGTGTAGGAATCTTCGTTAATTATGGTAGCTATCTGGTACTCCTGATTGAGCACATCAGCCGTAATGTTGCCGCCTAGCGAAACAGCACCAGAATAGGTCACAAAGTCGTTCTGGAGGGCACCGTGGGCTGTATCAGATACGGTAAGTGTGGCATCGCCGTTTACGGCTGCAAACGTAACATCGCCCGCTGCTGTGGTTGCTCTAATAGGGGTAACATCGAAGTAAGCCCCACCTCGTTCTATGTAGTATTTGAGGTTGGTACCAGCAGCTACGAGGTTTTGTCCGGACAGCGTGGCCCAGTTGAATAGTGAGCGTGCGACACCCAGATAAGTATTGGAAGAAATCTGCTCCCAACCGCCTATTTTCTGGGGTAGGCCACGTCTGAAACGCACCTTGTCGGTCTCGTACCACTGACCTTCGGCGGCATATCGGGTGGTTTCTCTGTTTACACCCGGCTTGAATTGTAGTTTTCTGACAGCCATTTAAACCTCATTCCGCATACTCGCCAGTGGCAATCATGTCGGAAAGCTCTAAAGCACGCCCACCGACCTGTTTTGCCCACCGAGAGTCCAAGAACTCTACAGCAGCATCTTTGTAATTACCTGCTTCCATAGCAGTTAATGCGCGTCGGAAGCCACGTAAACGCGTAGCTCCGAGGTTAAATGCAATGTCAATCATAGCATCTTTTCGGACATCATCAAGATCGTTAAACCACTTATATTCTGTAGCTAACTCCTTTATTACTCTGGCAATATCATTTTCTAGGAGGAAATCTACTTCCTCGTCCGATAGCCCAATGCCGTTTTCTGGGTCTATATTTCTTCCGATTCCCAGAGTCCAGTATCCTTCGGGGCATTTGTAGGCCACATGACGGCCATTAGTTTTGACCTCACCCTCGTGGCGCTTAAGCATTTCTAACAGTTTTTCCATTACTTCTTACCGTTACTGCCGCCGAAGAAAAACGCGCTAATACCAGAAACAAGGCCCCCAAGGTAGCCCAGTACGAGATTCACCACCCCGTCATCATTGGCGTCAGGCGGCTGTATGGTCACCATGAAGATATAAGCAAGAAAGCCCAGCAGGCTAATTACGGCAAATATCTTCGGTGTCGGGTCATCCCCAAACACGCGCCTAGCGTCCTTTCGGTCTTCAACCTCAGTCTTAAACGACTCAAGGTCAATCTCAAGCTCTCGAATCCGATCTTTGAAGTCAGTATCTGCCTGCTTTACAAGCACCGCCTTCTCTGGCTGCGTTTCCAGTATCTTCTCGATCTGCTCAACCCCAGCATCTGGGACGCCGATCTTACTGGCAACCATCTTGATTGCCATACCGGCCATAGGCCCACCAGCAGCAGAAGCTACCGTGGGAGCGAGGGATTTCAGCAGAGAGCCTAGTTTCATTTGAATAGCAGCACCAGTTGGATGATTAACCTAAGATCAGCTATCGCTTTTGTCTACGCTGTCAGCGTTTTCCTCCGCAACGATCTCGTCAATCGTGTCACAGACATCAGGCACCACTACACCAGCAGTCGCAGACAAAGCAGATCGGCCAACAGCACGGATACCCTTGTAAAACTGCGAGCAGTAGATTTCTTTGTTATCTATAACACCCTGTACAGATGTGCAACTAGATAGGGTCAGCAGCATTGCGATAGCTAGGATTCTCATTTGTTCTCCTCCTCAAGAAAACGGGTTAACGATGCTTTGTAGCCGTCCATAAAATGATCGGTAACTCGGTCTTTTAGACCACCTCGATCCGCTATGCGAAAACTTTTTTCTGGGTTGATAAAAGTCCCGCCAGTATTGCTGAAATACAGCATATCTTGGGATTTAGAGGGGCCATAGCAGAGTCGAGGGACTCTAGCCACCATATCACTGCCCTGCACACAGGATATCTGAGTATCCAGCTTCATTGGGCGCTTGAAACCTTTGAAAAACACGTTTGGCTTACCAAAGGTTATGAGGTTTATGTTCTCGTGCTTACCGTTTAGCTTGGCCGCAGATAATTCGGCTAACGCACCACCGAGGCTATGCCCGGTTATCAGGGTACGTTTCTTGGGGTCTAGGTGCTTTTTGATTTTGCCCCATATTGAGGCATGCTGGGCTACGAACCCACCGTGGCATAGTCTTCCAACATACGGTACTGGGACTACGAGCATGTCGGTCAGAATGTCGTTTGCTTTCTTTTGAGTGCCTCGGAAAGCAATAACGTCTATAGACTTGCGTTTTATGACAAACGCTGTGGCTCCCGTTACTTTGTTTTCGACCTTGATAGCGTCTTTGTTCTTGTCATTGTAAGCCTTCATAGCCCAGCTACAGGCCATATTGAGCAGTACGGGATCAAGTTTCATTTGTCAGCTTTTCCTTCTAGGCGCTTGAAAATAGCACCCAGCATCTCTTTGATTTCGCGGATGTCCTCGCGGTAATCATCCTTGGAAACATATTTCTCAGGTATCTGTTTAAGTTCGTCATTTATTTTATCTAACGTGCCAAACACACGATTGACCAGCACCCCACCAAGGAATCCGGCCACCGCTATAATTATGTTAAACAACAACTGATATTCCATCACTCTACCGCTACGCTAGTAATTGCCATAACTACTACAAAGATGACTGTAAATGTCCCTAATATTGCAGCTATGTCGATCATCGCTGCGCGGGACTGTGCTTTCTGTTTGGCCTCGGCAATACGCATATTCCGTATCCTAGCCCGCTCTTTAATCATGTCATGCCAGAGATTGGCGTTGCCCGTCCAATAAAACAGGTCTTTCAGTTCTTTCTCTAGCTGCTCTGCTTTCTTCTTCTGAAGCGTGATCTCCAGAGCCTGACTCTCAACAGACTTGCCACCAAACAGCTTTTCTATCTTGCTGGGGTTGGTGGCTTTCTGCTCCAATATGCTGACTTCTTCTCGGGCATCCCAGAACTTACTTAAAGCTCTGGTCATATCACCCAGCTCCCGACCCTCAGTCACCGCCGTCTTCATAAAGCGGTAGGCAGAGGCGCATATCTGTACTGCTGCTACGATCTCTGCGGCCATTAGTAGATTTTCACCCCGTCTTGAGTCGGGTCTACCAATATTGGCTTACAATACGCTGTGATCCCTACAGAGGTACTGGGTGAACCTCTCTGTCTTAGTTTTGCGGCGAACTCGTTACAGGTGTCGATACTACGGAAGCACATAGCCTCACGACAGTCATCGTTAGCTACCTCGACGCCACCTATAGTCATTATCAGAACAAAGACGTGGATCACAGCGCATACTTCTTACTCAGGTTCGCTAGGCCAAGTGATCTCCCAAGGAAAACCATCTTGTGCAGGAACATCTCTAAGAGTTTGACGATAAGTACCCCAAGCAGTCTTTTGCTCGTCAGTGAGAGGTGAATCAGCAAGTTGCGTCCAATCACAAGCAGCAAGTTTTTTGTCTCGCTCTGCTCTTTGGTTTTCTGCCTGCTTGGCATCCATACGCGCTTCATAAGCAGCCTGATTATCAGCGGCGCTTGTTACAGTGCCATCTTCGTCAGTGGTGTCAGTGAAGACAGGGCCGAGGATATACTTGGTGTACCACTTGCCGTCTTCTTTTTGCTCAACACCATCATACTGACTGTGCTGATAAACCGTGCCACCAGTAGCTGCCGGGCCTTCAAAAACCACATCGCCACCAGCGCCATTGATCCACGCTTCTGTCAAAGTTGGAGGAGGCAAAAGATGAGCAAACTCTCTTCTGTACTCGCTCTCGTACATCACCTGTCCGGTGTCTCTGATTCGTATACGCATCGTTTGTCTCCTATGCGATAGCTAAAAATATGTAAGTTCCACCGCTGGCATTTAATCCTGCTGGTGCGGAGCTTGTTACTGTAAATCCACTGGATAGCGGGTCAATGTAGTCTGTGCCTGTTACTTCAGCGTCCGTAGTATTTATTAACAGGTATGGGTCATTACCTGACACTATTCCTCGTACGCTGTCGTAGACGTACCAATCACCAGTAGAGTCTGTACGCTTAATAAGAATAAACCTAGCACCAGAAGTGAATCCGCAGTCTACGTCTAGGTTTGCGGCGGTTCCTGTGTAGCTTCCTACTTTAGAAATACCTGCTAGTGTGGCGAAGAGGTAGGCTATGTATGTTTCTCCGCTTTGATTTGACTGTGGAGCAGAGCCATCTGTTTGGACATCAAACGTAGTACTAGTTGGATTATCTATATAATAATAAGCACCAAAACCAGCATTATTAGTATTTAAGTACATTGAATCTGCTGTGGGCCTAACCAAAATAGGCCATTGAGATCCGCTAGAGCTTCTTTTTTTAACTGTAATTATGTCTGGAGTTACACCTAAATTATGATTCAGCGTTTGAGAAGCTGCTCCATCACCAGTATAAGCCACCACATCAAAGAATCCTGTGGCGCGTTTGAACATCCAAGCAACGTAATCGGTATTAAAATTTAAAGAATTCCAACCGTTTTGATAATCAAATACATAAGCAGTAGCAGTCGCTTCAGCGGCTGTACTATTCAAATCTAGTCTTTTAGTGGATAGTAACCTTGAGCTTGAAAAAGTATCGCTTCCCGTTTTGTTTTTAAAAAAAGAAAAATCTACTGGAAATCCACTTACAAAATTTGGTTCTGATGAACCACTATTTCCAAGAACTGCGTTATACACATCCGTACCCGCTGTCGGAGTCTTCATAGGTCTGCGGATTGCTATGTAGATGTAGTTAATGCCAGATTGATTTACCTCAGAAAAAATTGATGTAATCTTAAATCCAGTTGGCGTAAAAATAATACTTTCAGCCGTTAATTCAGCGTTACTTCCATTGGGTCTAAGATATTTATCATCTCCATTGGTAACTACGCCGCGCATATTATCAAACAAACTCCAATTGCCAGTATTGTCGTAAGCTTTAACTAATACCCACTGCGGCTCCCATCCTAAAGTTACCTCTGGCCCATCTAATGTTTCAGTACCCGGCCCATAAGTCCCACACTTAATAATAGACTCATCACCATTATCACCGAATCTTTGGTCATCGTGGGCGAAAAGGTAGGCTACGTAGGTTCCGCCAGAGCCATTTACTTCGTCATTATCGCTAAGAGTAAAATCTGTAGAAGTGGGAGCAGTGTCATTCCATCTTGATGGAGTTAAATCAAATCTTGCATCTGTTGCGTTTAATCGCATCATCCAATCTTCGGGTGCTGTAGCATCCATCGCTCTATGATATACAGCCCATCCATTAGCACTATCTGTTCTTTTTACTATGATACAGCCGGGAACCGAACCAAGATTATGACTTACAGTCCTACCCGCAGTCCCGTTACCCGTATAAGTAACTACATCAAAGAAACCTGCTTGTTTGCGGAATGACCAAGAAACGT